GCAAGAAAGAAGCCGTGATTGCATTATTATTCAACGACGCCAAAGCAAGTATTGCTAATGATGATGTTGCGGAATATGAACTTGACACTGCAGTATTTGCCCAACTTGATGATATGGATTGGGATGCATTAGATGCTGCCGACACAATACCACTGATACCACTGGCCAAAATATATGACGCGGTGCCTGCATGAGTGGAATCATAAGCAAAAAAACTTCCACTACTTTCAATAAAGAGCAACAACTGTCCAATTTCAAGTTTCTTCGATTCCCGCACGCTCATGTCTGTAGAGAGCAGAATATCATTGGATTGTATGTCTGTCGCATATAATTCCAATAAATCGGACACCTTTTCATTATTTGAAGCCATAATATAACCTATAAATAGACACTTAAAGTGTTTTTTTAACTTTTTTGATAATGAATTGAACCAATCCGCTTCTTACAACATCATCGTCTGTAAATCGGAACACTTGTATTCCGTTGGCTACTGATTCTTCATCATCAAAATAAGATATCATTTTTCGAAATCCACTTCTACCATTGATATCGGCTTGGTCGGGGTCGCCCAAAATAAACATCTTACTAAATTCGCCTATTCTTGTAATTAGTGTGAACAATTCCTTGCATGTCATATTTTGAGCCTCATCAGAGATTATGACTTTGGCGTTCCAATTTAATCCTCGAAGAAAACCAACAGGAATGGATGAAATTCGATTTTCTTTTTTAAGAATATCTATGTCGCTTTTTGGCAATAATTCATCCAGTTTGTCAATCAACGGAGCCAAATATGGCGCCATTTTATCTTCTGTTTCTCCGGGTAGAAAACCAAGTTTTGCTTCGGATGATTCCACAGCTGAACGAATGTAAATCAAATCACTTACTCGTCTTTGATTGAGTAATGTAAGTGCAGAATATATAGCCATATACGTTTTAGACGTTCCAGCAGGTCCAGAGACGAACATAATTTTTGTATTCTTGTCCAAAGCAAGTTCCAAAAATTGTTTTTGCTTTTCATTTAGATTTCTTTGATGAATTGAAAGAAGATTCTTTATTTTGTTTCTTTGTGGGATAATAGGGCTTGTGTCCTTAACTTCATTTGATTCGATGCGTTTGGTTTTCATCAGTATTTTTTACGGACTTTTCCTGTAGAGTTTTTCGTAACCTAACTATTCTTGGACAATACTCATAAGCCTCTTTTTCTATGTAATAAGAGTAGATATTGTCAAGATTATTTAAATAATCCTTCTCTGATAATGTTATAACAAAATCAGAATTTTTGAATTGAAACACTTCAACAAGCGACAAATTATGTTCAACAGCAAATGCGATTGTGCCGACAATTTGTTCCATCATGTCAAACTTGTATTTTTGGGAAAAGAATTGCAGTTCCTTATTATCAGATGGTATAACATATGGAGGCGGTAAATTATTAGTTGTATCCTTTTTTTCTGCCATATCTTCATCCAATAAATATCGGCAATGAAGTACAAAAAGAAAAAACGTGGCAGATTTCTCTGCCACGTTACGTATGAACTTATATGGATATTTTATTTATTACCAGATGCGATGCTTCTTTTTATCATATTGAACAATTTCAACTTTTGTTCCATCGGGCCAGCGACTTATGACCTTTCGCCAAAAATTCATCTCAGCGATAGCTCTTGGGTCGCCTTGTTCTGGGTAATCTTTATCCGATACTCTCAATCCACCACGAATGACTACATATCGTGTCTCTCTTTCTCCCGGCGACCAATCGGGTTCTTGTGGTTGTTCCACCATTTCATCTATGGGTATCTCCAGAGTAGGAACTTCATCTGGTTGTACCTCCTTTGTTCTTTTTTTATTTGACATTATTTTATCTCTCCAATTTTTTAGTTAAAAAATTTACAATGGATTGTGCATCTGATTTTTCTACAATTATGTCACCAGCGTTGAGACTTTTTCCACGAAGCAACTCCCAAATAAGTTTTATGCGATTAAAAAAAGAATATGGGACAGGAGTTTGATTCCAGACAGAAACATAAAATTCAGGTTCCCATATTATACCTTCTTCTATGGAAGACCAATCTTCGTAGTCAATCTGTAAGACATGCCCTTGGCATTTACAGAAAATTAGCATGGTTTTATCAGCTTCCATCAACGACATGATTATATTATGTCATAAGCGAATTAAAAAGTCAACATCCTTTTCTGACTATGAAGAATATTTATATTAGTGAAAGCTGATAACGAATATACGCGTTTCGACAATATTAAGTTTCATGTCAGATGCTTATTTCGCATCAACGTTCTTCTTTTGCGCAAAAAAATTCCCCTCTCTGAATATTTCAGAAAGGGGATGTTTTTCACTCATGGAATCATTAGAGTTTTTCTTCGGTTTTAGAGAAATACCACCTGTCATACTCTGCTCTGCAAGCCGTGTAATCAGCGGTATGAACTATGCGTGGTAAATTTGTTTTAAGAAACAAATCGGAGTTATATTGTTTTAAATATTTTTCATTTGAGTCATTAAAAAGACCGTCAGATAACTTGATACTAAGATATTCTTTCCAATCATAGGTTACTCCATATTTTTGAAGAAGAAACACGGCTCGGTCTGTCACTTCCATGTAGGGAAGATTGGGATTCATTTTATAAAACTCACCCTTTTTATATTTCCAATCTTGGTCTTGTGGAGCATAATATTCACCAAATTCAGGGTCACCTAATTTTCCCAAATCATGATGCATTGCTGCAAAAACCATTTGTTCATCCGTAAAATCAATATTCGCACCAGCTATTTCAAACAATTTCTTTGAAGCAAAAGATAATTTGATTACATTCATTACATGTTGCAAATATCCACCCGGATGACACAAATGAAAATGTTCACACATTGAAGCAGGTGCAGTGGCTAAAGGCAATCCTAGTGCATCATCCGCATCGGAATACATTTTCAGAAGTTTTTCTTTTCTCTTGCCTGTAAAAGTTTCACCAACGAATGTTAGAAATTCTTTATAGTTCTCTTGAATATCCGCATCTGTTAAATTTATTTTGTCAATCATATGAGGGAATTATAACACAGAATAAAAGATAATCAACATATTATATTGACAAAAGAACTATGGATATAATACCAAATATGATACCTATGATTTGAAGAGTTGTCAACGATTCACCAAAAATAAAAATTCCCACAAAAAGTGTTATAATCATGTAACCGATATTCCAAATGGTACCAAGAATAGAAAGCGAATTGAATTTTTTTATAGCAGGCAAAAAACACGAAGCATTTAACATGTAGAAAAGAAGAGCAAGAAAGCCAAACTTGGAAAGACTCGTATTAGCAAACATTTTTGAGAAAAATTCACCAAAACCATAAAAAACCATTGCCACAAGCAAAATTAAAAAAACCGAGATTGTCATAAAATGGCGGTAAGTGTAGGATTCGAACCTACGGGTCGGTATTTAACCGGCCTCCAGTTTTCGAAACTGGCGCCTTAGTCCACTCGGCCAACTTACCGTTTCAATCGTCTTTTACCGTTTCGCCAACCACATATTGTGCATTTTGAACCATCAGGAACCAATTCTCTGTCACACCCACCACAATATGTATTTCCCCTTTTTGGGGACAGTTTCCTATCACGGTTGGTTGGTGGATAATCGTCATCGTAGTAATTCTTATTCATGACCTGTGCCCCATTTACCAACATGGCCTTTACTGTAATATTCCCAACAATCATTGCAATTGTTTTTGGGTGGGGCTACAGGAACGTAATCTGGATGTTTTTTACAACTAAATGGATTATCAGGTAATTTAATGGATTCTATACCAAATTTTTTGCCATCTGGCAAAGAAAACTGAACGATTACTTTTTCAGGTTTCTTTTTCTTGTTCCACCAAGCTTTTATCCATTCAAACATACCTTTATTAAATTGGCGGATATGGGAGGATTCGAACCTCCGGGCCGATTTTCACCGACCTCTTGATTTCCAATCAAGTGCTATAGGCCACTCTGCCACACATCCAAAACAACGGATTTTTAATAACCTGTCAGAATCTTGTCCAACAAGCAAAGCCACTGCTTTCGATTGTGGCCTCCTAACACGGTCTTCGGTAAAACTTAATTACCTACTTATTGCTCGTGATTTTCCTGAGTATCTAATACGTCAGGGTTTAACTATAGGTATCCGTTGTTAAACTGGCTGAAGCACTTGGAGTCGAACCAAGACCAAAAGTTTCAGAGACTTTTGTGCTACCAATACACCATGCTTCAACAAATTGTTTTATTATTTCTTTGCCGCAGAGCTAACCGTGCTAGCAACTGTATTTGCAGCTGACACTGCTTCGGCAACTTTCTTTGGATTTGCACGTCCAAACAAAACACCAAATACAAATCCAGCCACCAAAGCGACTGCTCCTACTACTATTGTTGTTGTCATAATATTTCCTTTACGTTAATTTTAACTTTAACAAACCCACTTAGATTTGTATAAAGTAAATATAACCTGTAAAGTTTAAAATCTAAAAATTGGTGGAGCCAACGGGAATTGAACCCGTATTTCCTCATTGCGAATGAGATGTCCTACCGTTGAACGACGGCCCCATAAAGTTTCCCTCCCAAGAGGAAAACTTCATCTTTCTCACGAAGAGAAAGAAAACTAGATGCAGAATTTACGGTTGTCTCCGTGACTCTTTTTACAACTTATCCCTGTTGAGCGTTTTTACATGGCCACCGCCATGACCTATTTTGGTAGGATTTATTTCCCGTTTGGGTTTTTTAGACTATGTTTTGATTGCTGTTACCACATCTAAATCATATTGATAAGTTGACTATTTCATTCAACACGTTGACATTATAAACCCCAATCGCATTACACCCATTCTTGCTTCTTAGTAATCACATTGACCAGTAGCCAACACACTTGAGGTTCCGTCTGGCACGTTTTCTAACGATTATGCTGTTGGTATCACCAACTTCCGGCATTATCAATAAATTTTCAAAGAACAAAAATCTGGTGGAGCCTACGGGATTCGAACCCGTCACCTTTTGTCTGCCAGACAAACGCTCTACCAAATGAGCTAAGACCCAACTAAACAAATGACACAGCCATAGCCGCGGTTCTGTTTTATCCTTACATTCCTCTAAGCGTGTTATTACCCGGATTTTGTAACGGGCAGCACTACCCTTATCCTGTTTGCACTTGCATCTAATTTGTGGTATTAACGCGGTAAACCGCTCCCAATCATCTGCTGTGATGCCGCGAACTTCCTCTAGCATTTTAAGCTAGCGTAAGGTCACTTATGTCACTTAAATCTCAAAGAACTAAATATAACTATATCTCAAATGCATAAAATGTCAAGCCTTAAAGAAAAAATCGTGTCAATAATGAAAAAATTCATCACTGACACGATTAAAATTGGTGCTACCAGAGGGACTCGAACCCACACGCCTTTCGGCCCTAGCTTCTCAGACTAGGCTGGCTGCCAATTACAGCATGGTAGCATTATAATTCTTTAAATATTCCTTGTTTATATTGTTTTACCAAGTCAGGTCTTTTTTTCAAATCCAATGGTGGTTTAAAACTTACCATTATATGTCTCATCTGAACTTCAATTTGTTTTTTGCTTTTACCTCTTTCAGCCAACTCCATAACGTAATGTCTAATACACCTTCCATTGGTATTTATCTGAATACCTTCGGTTTGAGCTTTTGCTACTTGTGGGAGCAATTTTTGCTCTTTTATACATCCTGAACAAATATAAATCATTTTATTTTACTTGTTAAATGAAATCCCTTGCAATGTTTGCATTTATATGGCCTCAAATCAACAACACCACCAAGAGACTCTTTCATAAGTATAAATATCTCTCTGTTTGCTCTTTCTTTGGTTAAAAATCGTTGTTTGTCTTTGCATTCAAATTTATTGCTACTCATTTTACAACACCGTTAAAATAATCGTATCCACCAATCGGAAGACTCGCATAATTTCTCATATGTAAGCCAAGTTTATCAACGACCTCTTCTATTTTCTTGGCTATATCCAATACTTCTTGAACTTCGTCATCCGTCAGTGGCCTGTCTATAACTTTCATAAATGGTGCAGACGACAGGGATTGAACCTGTGACATTCTGGGTGTAGACCAGATGCTCTTCCTCTGAGCTACGTCTGCAAAAGTGGTCGGGATGGTGAGATTCGAACTCACGACCTCGTGCGCCCAAGGCACGCGCGCTAGCCAAGCTACGCTACATCCCGATTAAATTGACAAGATACCGATTTACTCTTTTCTGAGGAACCTTTTAACGTTGTTCTCTACAACATGGAGTCGGTTGCCCGACAAAATTTGATTGCTGCATGTATCTTAAATTGGTGCCAGAATGATTCGTTCATGAAACAAACCCGCCTGCAGGGCTTTCTGGCGTAAATTGGTGGTCACTACAGGAATCGAACCTGTCTCTTAATCGTGTGAGGATTTTATTCTCCCAATAAACTAAGTAACCATTATCTAATATAATCCACATTATCATATGGATTTCTTTCAATATATTCTGCTGACGCTTTCCATTGTTTTCTTACTTGTTCCAATGTAGGCGGTGGACGATTTTTTAATTCTTCCATTCTGGCTATCAACTTCTGTCGAGCTTTAATATATTTTTCGTCCATAAAATTGGCGGAAATGGAAGGATTCGAACCTTCGGCACCCGTTAAGGTGCGAGAGTTTAGCAAACTCTTGGATTAAGCCTCTCTCCCACATTTCCAAAATGGCGGAAGCCAAGGGAATCGAACCCCCGCCGGGTTTTATCCCGGTCCAGTTTTCAAGACTGGCGCAGCAAACCAACATCTACCTGACTTCCGTAAATCACTTATAAATATACCACAAACATCATAAATGTCAATGATTTTCTGCAAAAAGCTTAATAGCTTCTCGTGACATATTTATCAAATCTTTCATTCTGTCTTTTAAATTCCTATCGGAAGAATTCGTTTCCAAGACAAGAGTGTTTTCAAACCCGTTTTTATTCAACCACACAGTTTCCGAAGGCGGTTCATCAGAACGACCTGTATCATTTACAATACCGTCAATGTTTTTATTACCCTCAATCATTTTTCTGTTGTCTATTTTGGATGACTTATTTAATATTTGGCGTGCTTGTTCTTCGGTTACAGATGGTGATTTCCACAAATAGCATCCATTAGCATCGGTATCTTCATGCAAACACAATACAAGTTTGACGGTATCTGATACATTAACAAATTGTTTTTGCGATTCTACACATTTTGGCGATTTTGCATCAACCAACTCATAAGAATGATTCAAATCCATTCCGTTCATTCCTTCTCTTTTGTTGCGGTCAAATCCCCAAGGATTCATACAAGGAAATACTATACAGGAAATATTTTTCGATTTGAGAAGCTTGTAAACCACCAATGTAGCATATACTCCAGCAGGTTCTTCTCCATGAATACCACCCGACAACCAAATTACAGGGTTTTTGTCATAAATATAATACAAATCATATTTAGGTATAGAACATAATTTTTTCAATGCAATACCATTGGATTTATATCGGTCTATCAAGTCTTTATATTTTGATGATTTCATTTAATCACCGTGTTCTGTTGGTGGTCCTTCTGAAAACCGTTTCCAAGCTATTGCAACCTCTTGTTCCAAATTATGCTTTAACAATGGAACCAACTTTTCCGCCGTAACCGAATCACCATACTCAGGCCTTGACCAATATTCGAATGCTTCTCTCAATACCCTATAAATTTCAAGAGAAAGTGATTCTTTTCTCATAGGTCCCCTTGGACGTAAAATGTTTCTAATATCGTAAAGATGCATTCTTTTTGCTTTTCCCTGTTGCATTTGTTTCATCAACTCTGCATATTCAGGAGTTCCATGTTTTACGAATTTGGTTTTTTTCCAATCGGGGCCTTTAGGCAATTCATCAGGGTTGAATTCGTCACCAGCAACTTCTTTTAAGCATTCTCGTATGATTTTTTTCAATTCATCCTTTTTCATAAGGATAAATATGAAAAGAATACCCAAAAATTGGAGCCAGCAGAAGGAATCGAACCCTCACGTCCAAGGTACAGGCTTGGCAGGCTACCGTTACATCATGCTGGCACTCACTTGCTTTTTAGCGTCTTCAAAGGTTATAGAATTGGGACTAAGTTCAACCGCTTTTTTAACTTTCTTGGCGGCTTCTTGTAACTTTTTGTCCTTCTCAATACATTTTTCCAAATATCGTAATGCCCATTCACTTAAAATATCACCATTTCGTTGCATTTGTTCCAATGCTTCTCTGCGTGATGTTAAAGGCTGATTTAATCTACCTTCCAACGTTGGCCATTTTGGTTTCATAAATTGGCTGATGCGGTAGGACTTGAACCTACACCTTACTGCTTCAAGGGCAGGGGCGCTAACATTACACCACGCATCAATAAAATCAAGTTTTAGCTGGTTCTACAGCCACAACAACCGGTGGATTGTATTCCTTCCATTTTAATTCTGTTTCACCAACAACAGCCTTGTTCATAAAGTCATAAAAACAAATCAATGAACAAAAAAAGTGATGTTGTTTTTCTGTATCAGTCCTGTAACAACTATTACAAAACTTGCTTTTACTTAATGTTACATCAACACTTACAGTTCCAAAAGGAATGTTTGGGTTGCCACACATTTCACAGTTTATTACTTCCATCATAATTTTCCTTATCTATATACACTATCATGAATCGGTTTGAAACTTTCCCGTGGTCTTCCATGCTCATATCTTTACACTCTTTGGTAGGAGTACTAGCAGAAATTATTTTTTTATTTAATTCTCTAAGCTCTTTTAATTTATCTTCATATTCTTTTAAAGCATCCACTACAGACAACCCCGGAGTGTTTATCCAACTCTTTTGGTAAGGTCTATCCTCTTCACTTACACAATTCGGGTCACCTATTCTTAGCCACATCATGTTTTGATTAGAATTTTTTGCTATTTTAGGGTCGTATTCTCCAACAAATTCTGGTTTATATGTATTTTGGTCCTCATAATGATAAGTCAAATGCCTTTTTGTACCTTCATCGAGATTATCTATAATTTCTTTTGTAAGATTACATGGCAAACCTCTCACAGCCGATTTTAAAATAAACGACAATTCATATGGAGTGGCATTCTGTACGTAACCTTGTAAATCATTCATAACTATATTTACAATATTACTCAATTCATCCATTGTTATATCCTGTTTTGGGTTAAAATTAACCATCAATTTCTTCATAACTCTTAATCCATTTCTTTACGGCATTATCACTAACGCCAAACCTTTTTCCTATTTTAACCATAGGCATTGTTTCTGTCAAGCGTTTTAGTTCTTCTTTTGTAGGGCGTTTGACTTTTCTTCGTCTTAACCCCAAACAACTATAACATATTTTACCATATCCAGCAATTTCACTTTGACATTTTTCACAAAAATATTTAATTTTTAACTTTTTACCGGCAAAAGTTTCCGTTTGAGAATGACAATTTGGACATAGCCATCTAAGATTTTCTAAAGAATTATTACTTCCATTGCCATCTTTATGGTCAAGTTGTAATGAAAGTTTTTTATTTCTCCATACATTTTTCAATCCACATTCACACTCATATGGAATTAAATTGTATTTTATTAGATATCTTTTAATAGAAGATTTACAAGGTGAAGAAGGATTTACAAAAATATTAGACAAGCATTCTTCTTTAGACATACAAGAATCAGGAAATTTTCTTCCTTTGTTAGAATCCATCCCCTGCCTGATATGAGTGTAATTGATATTTTCTTCTGTCAGCCTTCTTTTTAAAGTCTTAGAATTACCTCCTTTATTTGACATCCCAAAAACATCTAAAATATCCTTGAATGTTTTAGATTTAAAAACTAACTCAACTAATTCATCATGTGGCATAAGCCATATGACACTTCGTTTTACTCTCTTTTT